GCGTCTTCGCATTAGGCTTTTAGTCGTACCTTAATGCGAATATCATAGGACGCACTGGCAACGGCTCCATCTGTCGTTAAGACAATATTCCCTGTTCCTCCAGTAGTGGCCGGATCAACAAGGCCACCATCACGAGTAAAGTCTAAAAATCCCTGACCTTTCAATACCGCAATAACATCATCAACAGTATGATCCCAGGATAGATTTATAAAATTAAAGCCAGCGATAGAATATTCTATTTCAATAATGGACGTTTTAGTGGGGGCGATCCCACCAAGAAGGGACAGCGTGCTTAGATCGACTTTAACCACGTCCACCTCACCAGTACCGTCACTTTCATTTGTTATGTGGATTATATGGTGACGAGTGCCATCAAAAACCACATCCGTATTTACCTTATCAGCCATTTTTTAATTCCTATTATTATTACGGGATTGTAATAGCATTGTTGTTAAGAACCATGCCATGCACATACCATGTAGATCCGTCGCTTATCATGTAGATAAAGTCACCAATGTCTTCATTGTTGGCCACGAAAGAAATTTGATCGGCATTTGATACATTAATGCTTGTACCTGCACCATCTTGTATATTGCCCTGCATTGACGCCACGCCAGAAGCGGGAACCGTAATAACCCAGGCAGACGTTATAAATGCACTACCAATGAGGAATTTAAACTCTAATCCCGCTTTATGTGCTGGTAGCCTGATCAACGATCCGACCGCACCTTTCATGACGATAGTTTTACCACTATCATTCTTTGCTGATAGATCTCTGCCAACTTCTATTGTTTCAATAGAATCAGCGCCCAGTGAAATGGGTCCAGAAAAATGTGTAGAAGCCATATTATTTATTCCTTTTTTTTCCTTGCTTTGTTATATTTTATGCCTGTTGGACATAATCTATAATTCAGCAGTCAACTCGCTTTTTTCAGCGATCTATAAAAAAAAGGGGGAGCCGAAGCTCCCCTTTTTATGTACCTTTCGATTACGCGCCAGGCGAACCAAAAAGACAACGTGGATCAGTCCAGCCAAACGAATAACGTGCTGTTGCTTTGAACTTCGCATTAGAAGTATCAAAATCGTTATCCATGTTGAACTCATTCCCTTTACGGCTGTATTTAATTAAACCGTTAGGGGTGTCAGTTTGAATGAACCAAGCATCTGCATCAGTGAGGTAATGATTTACAATCACTTTAGGAATTGCACCCATTGTGTATAAAGCATTAATATCATTATCAGCAGTACCGATACGCAAACGAGACTCTAAAATTCGTTCAGCTTCAAACTGGAGATCTTTTGGAACGATCAACTGTTTCGCCATAACTTGAATTTTCTTGCCTCGATCATCTTTGAAGTCAGCAATATCAATTACCGCTTGCTCCAAAGCCGCTTCGGAAAGATCCGCAGCAGTGACCGGACCATTCGTCCATGTACCACCGGACACATTGTTATGCGCCAGTGAACCACCGCCACCCGCAGACGCGATCAATGTTGCTTGATCACCACCAACATGAGCAGGGTTGAAGGCACGGTTTAAAACATTTGCAGCAACCGTTTCTTCTGTTTGACGCATTGAGTACGCTAAACCTTCTGTACGACGTTGGCCTACCACATCATAAAGATCATCATCGATCATTTCTTCTGTGATAATAAAACCTAAGGCGTAAACAAGATGGTTGTAACGGGTTAAGAAACCTTGTTGCTCAGAATCATAAACGAGAGCATTACCTTCCGTTTTAACCGCAGCAAGGCCGAAACCTGTGATACCTTGATCTTCTTCATAAGCACGTCTTGAAGAACGTGTTTCAAAAATCTGATCACACTCGCGAAGATACTCATTATATTTATGCCCGTAGATTGTGTTCAGTCCAGGGTATAAAAGTTTTGCAAAATTACCTGTATTAATAGCCATGAGTCCTCCTTATGCGAACATCAGCTTGTCTTTAGCAACGGTTACTTGATAACGCGTGTTAGCTAAAGTTGAATCGTTGTCAGGGTATGGCGGAATTTCTACCACATACATATCCGAGTTGGTGTTTGCACCGACTTGTTGACCTGAAATACCGGTAGCCGTAACGCCAGCGGTTGTTGTCAGTAAGTCACATGGATCACCAATCGCAAGGCCAAGAGCCGTATCAGACTGAGCCTCGATAATTGCATCAACAAGGGGGACGTAAAATACGCGCCAGTCTGCACTGTCACTTGCACCATCATCGTAATAAATGGTTGTCAGTACATCAGGGTTGTACGCTCCGGCAAATTCACCTGAGGCAGGATCTCTTTTACCAAAACCAACGGCAATACCTAAGAAAGTGGTATCGGCTGTCGCCGCGACCTTTCCTAAATTTGCTGTGAGGTTGATAAGATCCCCTTTAAACATATCTTCGCCATCAGTAACACCAACGGAACGCATCACGCTCACCATTGGCGCACCTGATAACGTCTTTACGAATCGAAACCCCGAAGGGCGATCTGGATTGATCATAATAAATACTCCTAGAACTTATTAGATTTAATAAAATTATCAAAGGCCGGTAAATGCTGTAGATTAGACTCGATATGTAAGCCGCAGACTGTTTTCCCCTGTAAAGGGATCACATGATCTACGTGATACCCTTTCGGGCAGGTCTTATATATTGTTTCTATCAGATTTAAGTCAGCCCATACTGGGGTGGCAAAGAGTTTTGCCGCTCTTCTTTTAGCTTCTGCGGCACATCTTTTCCACGGCTTCTTCTTTATGGAAGCGTAAATTAACTCGCGCCTTCGCTCTCTGTTTTTGGCCGCATATTCTCTGGCCTTAGTGTTGCAGTGAATTCTATTCGCGGTTTCCCAACGATTTTTATTTTCTCTAATACGTTCTCTATTTGCAGCGCGGTATGTTTTGTCGTTTGCCGCGCTGCATACTTTACAAAGGGTATGGTGGTTGTCAGCTTTACTTCTGTCCTTATAAAAATGTTTTAATAATTTTGACAGCCCGCATTTATTGCAGGTTTTCAATTAATCCTAACTTCACCATAAGTACCATCTTTGCTTTCATTTGCGTTTACTTTGCTCTTGCGCATAGACTCTTCTGTGCTATCAACGTACTTTTGTTTCTCGGCTTGATCATCTTTATAATCTTCAATCCGTTGTCGCATAAGGTAAGCAGTAATGCCTTTCCCCATGTCGCGTGAAACAGCACCACTTTCAGCGTGGGAGTCTGCGGAAGATCCGACATCAGCAGTTTCTACATTGATGTAGCCTGCTAATTTATATTTTTCTACACGGCCTTGCTCATCGTTTACCCATCGATCAATAAAACCATCGGGGGTATCGTGAACGGCTGTTATATCTCTCTTTCCACCGATCGGTACTCTAATTCGAGCCTTAACGTCGGCTGATTTTTTAGCCTGGTTAACTTCTCGCATTTTTATACTGGCAGCTTCTTTTTGTTCGGGTGTCCACTCTCTTGACATAAATTTCTCCTGTTCTATTTTTAACGTGCTTCAATAACTTGGCGTATGTAATTGGCCTTGTCTTCTGGCTTTTTAAATATGCCCATTTCATTAAAGGTTTTGAAAACGCCTATTTCCTCAGCCAACAAATCTTTTTCGGTGAGGTTTTTAGTTTTCTTGCCTGGTAGGGTAGCGCCTTCAACCGCAGCGGGTCGCGAGCGTTCCTTATTTCCAAATTTATCAGGGAAAAGCTGTTTTAAATGATCATGTGTTGCATCTAATAACGCTCGTCCTTTAATACCGGAATCGAGATATCGTTCAGCAACACGATCGGCTTCTACCTTTAAAAAAGGATCAGCTTCATACCAAGGGTTCTAACCTACCCACGCACTAAAAACGGGATCGACTGCATCCACGGGGTTTATGGGTTTTTCGGCAGTGCGAATTTTTTTATCAATATCAACAACACGAAGGGAGTCACCTTCATCTAACGCAGCGACTTTTTCAGCTTCGAGTTTTGCGATAATGCCTTGGTATTCTTTTTCCGCTCTATTTTTGGCGCTTTCAGAAACTTTCTGAAATTGTGAAGCAATCTGACGTTGTGACTCTTCTAATTTTTTTACTTTTTTATAAAGCGGGTTACGCTCCATATATTCTTTAGGCTTAACGAATTTTTTACCTTCGGGAATTTTTCCAGCACGTTCGGGTGGTATCCAACCCATGCTTTCCGCTTCGGCAGCGTCTTCGTCTGACCAATCGTTTTCGATTTCGTCGATCTCTTCAATATTCTCAGCTTCCATTTTTATTTCCTTTTTCTATTCGTACTTGAATGGCATCGTCATTAATGACAATGTATTCTTCATCATCATCTGGATCGGTAAAATACTTCCCAGAATATTTAGCAAAAACAACTCTATCGCCTTTATCTACCCAAGGTTTACCGCCTAAAGCAGGATCGAGCCATGCGGCTGGACCATAATCAATCACGGTTCCAGAAGATGTTTCTGATTTTGCTTGACGTTCATTCAGGTTAAGAATGATCCCGCCTTTACTTACTTGCTCTATTGGATCGGGTTTAATTAAAACGCGATTACCTAAAACTTCATTCATGCTTTCTCCTCGTAATACTCGTTTATTTCTTCTAGGGTTATGTCTGATATCTCATTTAACATTAAACAGGTGGTCGATATTCTGATCTGTTCTTTCTCGTTGACGGTTCCGCCATTCAAAATTAACTCAGTCAATAACTCGGCTTCTTCTTTTGCTGAGTCCTTTAAGTAACGTATAAAAATTTCTGTTACGGGGTGTTCTAACCATTCACTGAACTTTTCCACGCGTGACCTCTATTAGTGATTTAATACCGTCTCTTCGTTCTTTAAATTCTTTAACTTGTGAGTCATAAACATCTATTTGTGTTTTATCTCCCGTTGCTTGGGCTTTTGCGAGATTCAACACGGCTTGCGTTTCTAAATTAATAACTTGGGCTTCCATTACTTCCAACTCACCTTCAAGTTTTGACATTTTGTATTTTGCTTCTGTCTCAACTTTCATTTTTTCTAATTCAAATTCAGGTGAAGGTGGGGTCGGAGGTGGTGTGAGTAATTTATCTATATTGGGCAGATCCAACGCTTCCAAAATTAACCTCGCCCCTTCTTGAGGGTTGGGGATCAATTGTTGCGCCATCATTTCAGATACTTTTTGCGCTTTAATGAGTCGCTGCGCTTCTGAAACAATGTTGGGATCGGAATAAGGTTGAACGTCAGTCACATCAAGGGAGTAATCTTTTTGAAAAATACTTTCCGCACCATCTTCACCTTCTTTTACGTCTAAAATTTTAAAATACGCTTGAGGTGGGAGGTATAATCTATTAAGACGTTTTAATTTTCTCAATTCTTCGTGTAGGGCACGGTGCATACGCTTAAAGATGGAAGAATAAACTTTTAACCCCTGCTCAACGACGGATAAGGAAGTTGTGGCGGGTTGGTTTTGACCTGGGTTCTGCCCTAACAACATGGGCACGGTTGAAGATAATTCTTTTCCCGCTTCAATCATTAAGCCTAATAAAGAAAACAAAACACTTGAGGGTTCTCTGACCGGTAAAGGAACGATAGCCCTTCTTAAATCATCCCCCACTGTTTGAACTTGTTGCCATTCAAAGGGTTTAAAGGTGTGCTTACCGCCTTTTAATTTTGCACCCCTACCTAAAAATCCGCCCGCTCTTGTCGCCATGGTTCCGGCGTCATGCAATTGATTAACGGTGGTGTTGATCGAGTGATTAATACCCCCTAACAAAAGGCCGAAGCCGACATCATAAAACGATCCATCAGGTGAAGGAACGAAGCCGTATTTTGTAAAATATTCTATTCGTTCAATTCTTAAAACTTTATCATTTCTTACAATCACGGTTTCTAAATCATACGCCGCAACAATTCTTGCAACTTTATCATCCCCTAAGGTAACGATATAAGGTTCTTTATAACCATCTTCATCTAAATCTAACCAAGTGTGCTGTTCTAAAAATAAATAAGGTGTTGCGTCACTTTCAGGGGGTTCTTGTAGACCGTGGGCTTCGTTGGAAACTTGATCGCCTTCAATAGTGGCTTTTGCGTACTCTTGATCAATGAATAGATCAGACTCGATCCGTTCATAAATATCATTGTCGGATAAATATATCTCGTGGGTAATTCTGGGCGCGTCTTTTAATGATTTTGTCCAGTAGTTAACGACTAAATGTTTAGGGTAAACGAGTTCTGAAATGTTTTTATTTTTTACCGGAGAGAAATATGTTTTCTTAAACATACACCCCACAATAGGAATGGAAATACACAATTGATCCAGACCTTCTTCCCAGCCGTCCATTTCTTCAATTAGCTGGTAGGACATGTGCTTGCCGACGCGTTCAGCCGATTTACCTTTTTCACCGGTTGGATCAAAGCCTGTGACTTTTCCTTTAACGATATTCGGTGAAGAAATTAAACTCGGGTACGCTCTCGCGCCAAATTGCATTGTTGCGGTTGTCAGTAAAGGGTATTTAAAATTAGACGCGTTAGGCCAAGGGGTTGATTTTTCTTCAACAACTTGTAAAGCGAGTTTCATATACTCATCTTGTCTGTCAGACCATTCTTTGCGAGAAAGAACGTCTTCGTCGTAGCCTTTTTTAACTTGATCAGCGATCCTAGCAAGGTGCGCGTCATCAATTAGTTCTGCAACATTATCTGATTCGATTGCTTTTTTTAAAAATTCAAGTGACATTTAATAACCTTGTTAATAGCCTTAAAAGTTATTAGCAAGGCTAATAACCTGTTGCAAGGCATAAGCCCTGACCTTCGTAATCGTGATCGTCTTCCCACTCATCATCCTCAGCCTCTTCGACTGTGGGTGCTTCAAAATATTTATGCACGGTTAAGCCGATATAAGCGAAGGCATCAAAAAAATCATCATGCTTGCCACGGGGACCTGAGGGGGTGATGGTCATTAATTCCGTTTCCATATCGGGATACCAGTCAGTCTCTTTATCGAATCTGACTGAGCCACTTTTCATCATGGCTTGAATAGATTTGCCACGGGTTGTTTTTGATTTTGACGGGACAACTTTATTAATATTCAAATAAACACCCGTCTTGCGCATTTCCTGTTCAAGGAAGGGACCAATAGCCTTATCAATTTTTTCTGTTTCAAAGGTAAAGATTTCAGGATCGTAACGGCGACCAATAGAGATTAATTCATTAATAATGTCTATTGACCCTATTCGACCTCTTCTGACATCCAGGATATAAATGATCCCTTCGGAATCAATGCCAGCCACCATTAAAACGGTGTAATCGGCTTTTTCTTTTTCAGAAATAGCAAAGTCAGCCGAGGCGACATAGATCATAGGACGATCACGATCAGGATCATCCATGGCAATGAAGTCTTGTTTTCTAAAGTAGGTGTTGCCTTCTGCGACGGGATCGTTTAAATATTCTTGCGAGTAGCCTTCTAAATTCCCTTCTTCTTCATAATTCGCACGAATAGATCGAAGTCTTTTTTCGTTGAATTTTTCTGGCCAGAGGATATTTTTAAATTCTTTATCGTGTGCGGCGAACTTTAATGTCGTCCACTGTTTGTTATTGAGTAACCTTTGTAGCATTGAATCGAGATGTAAAATTGTCCCCACGAAACGAAAAATACAATGATCTGCTCCACAAGGAAGTAAGGCATTTAAAAACCAATTTCTAAATTTTTCCCGTCTTTCAGGGTTTAAGACAATTTCGTCATTTTCTAAATCGTCACCAATGATGAGATCAGGGCGTTTATTGCGCCATTTAATCCCCCTGACCTTCTGCTCGGAGCCTTTGGCAATGATTCTAAATTGCTCACCATCTTTAAACTCAACAATAATGTCGGACTCGGTTTCTTTTATGAAACGCTTGATCTCAAATTGTTGAATGAGATCTTCATTCTCAAGTAACTCAGACTTAATATCGCCCAGAAATTGAATGGCTTGGCCTTCGGTGTCTGAGATCAGTAAAGCAAAAGAGCGGGTTCTAAATAAAAGCGCCGCAATCTGGTACGCATGGGTTACGGCGGTCGACTTGGCATGTCCCCTGGGGGCGGCAATCGCAACATACCGTTCATCCGAACAACACGCTTCCCAAATTTCATCATGGAATGCAGGGGTAGGTTGGGGATTGTCGTAACGGAGTTTTAAAAATAAGTCAGAGGTTCCATGAACTAACTCGGCATCAAGGGTAATCATCTATTTCTTCATAAAGTGCTCTGATTTGGTCAAAGCTTAAGATCCCATATACACGGCCTTGTACATTGTCCGTAATATAAAGATCGACCTCCTCTGATTCACGATCAATTTGAATGTCTTCTTCGGGGATATGGAACCATTCACTCATATTCTCTCCGTATAAGTTGATTTTCACGCAACCAAAGTTAAGCAAATTACACTCAAAACAACGTGTTGTTTCACACAAAACAACGTGAATCGTTGTACAAAACAACGTGATTT